CCGCTACTAGTGCAGCAGCCAGCGCAACCGCTGCAGCAACTAGTGCTACCTCGGCTGCAGCAAGTGCAACAGCAGCCTCTACAAGCGCCTCTAGCGCCCTTACAAGCCAGACTGCTGCAGCAACCTCAGCCACCTCTGCTGCTGCCTCAGAAACGGCTGCTGCTACTAGCGCTACTTCGGCTGCTGCAAGTGCAACTGCTGCTGCTACCTCAGCCACAAACGCTGCAACTTCAGCATCATCTGCTAGCACCTCAGCATCTTCAGCATTAACTAGCGCCAACTCTGCAAGTACTTCAGCAGCATCGGCTGCTGCTTCTACCTCCGCTGCCGCTGCTTCTGCATCTTCCGCTGCTACATCAGCAAGTGCTGCTGCAACATCTGCTACTAGTGCGGCTACATCTGCTACATCTGCAGCCACTTCGGCTACTAGCGCTGCATCATCTGCAACCCTTGCTTCTCAGTGGGCAACTAAAACTGATGGCACAGTAGATGGTTCTGAATTTTCTGCTAAGTATTATGCCCAACAATCTAACGCTGCTAATGCGGTTAATAAAGTTGATATTAATGCAAAGGGCGATTTAATTGTTGGTAGCGCAAATGATGCCTATGTAATTTTACCAGTTGCTTCAACTTCTGGCTATGTTCTAACAGTTTCATCCGCAACAACTTCAGGTCTAACCTGGTCTGAAGTAGATACAGAATCCATTGAGATTAAAACTCTTATGGGTGTTCTTCTCTAAGAAAGGAATACAGTAACTAATGGCTGTAACATCTAAAGTCCTCTTTCGGGGGGCAGCAACAACAACCAGCACAACACTCTATACAACTCCTGCTACAGCAGTAGCGGTAGTAACTAATGTTGGCGTAACTAATACAACTACATCTGCAGCAACAGCATCAATATTACTTGACGATGTTGCTATACTATCTAGCGTGTCGATTGATGCTAAGACTTCTATCTTTATTGACTTAAAGCAAATAGTAGATGCTAATGACACTATCAAAGGTTCTGCTTCTACAACAGCAGTTAACTTTCATATCAGCGGAGTGGAGATAGCCTAATGACAATTTCACAATTTCCAATACCAGCAGGTGGTATACCTTCTGGCGATACCGCTAGCCGTCCAGGCAGCCCTGTAATTGGCGATACTTATTATAATGGTACCTTAGAACTTCTTGAAATTTATAACGGAATTAATTGGGTGGCAGCATCTGCACCACCAGCAACTCCAACTATTGCAAGTGTAACTGATGTTGGAACTTTTGCTTATGCATCTGGTGGTGCTTTTGATGTGGTATTTACCCCTGGAGTTGGTGGTAGTACAGCAACTCAATATAATGCTTTTACAACATCTGGTGGATTTAGTGGTTCAAGTTCATCTACAACAGTAAGAGTGTCTGGCTTAACACCAGCAACTAGTTTTACGGTTTATGGTAATGCTCAAAACAATTTTGGCACAACAACAAATAGTGCTAATGCTTCAGCAGTAACTGCAACTACAAGACCACAAGCACCAACTATTGGTACTGCATCTACTAGTGGGACAACCACTAATGTTACAGTAACTTGGACATTAGGTGCTACTGGTGGAAAAAATCTTTCTGCTATTACCGTTACTCCATATCTAAATGGAACTACTGCTGGAACAACTCAAAATGCAGCAAATACTTCTGCTACAAGTATGACATTTACTGGCTTAACAATGGGAAGTTCTTATACTTTTAAAGTGTTTACAGTTAATGCAAATGGAAATGGTGCAGAATCTGCTGCTACCAACTCTGTAACAATTCCAGAACTTGTGACTCTTGATATTCTAGTTGTTGCTGGTGGTGCTGGTGGAGGTAGTAGCACCTATGGTGGTGGTGGCGGTGCTGGTGGATATGTTTACTCAACTGGTTACGGAGTATCAAAGTCAACAAATTTTGCTATTGCTGTCGGCGGAGGAGGAAGTGCTCCAGGTAATGCAAGGGGTGGTAATGGTACGGACTCATCTTTTAACACTACTACCTATGTAGCAACTGGCGGTGGCGGTGGTGGTTCTTGGAATCAAAATAGAGATGGTAATAGTGGTGGTTCTGGAGGCGGTGCGTCAGAAAACGGTGGTGCAGGTACTCCTGGTACTGCAACACAAGCCAGTTATAGTGGATTAGGTTTTGGTAATAATGGCGGCCCAATGGCTAACGGTAATGAGATGGGCGGTGGCGGTGGTGCAGGTGCCGCTGGTACAACCAGTGCTGGTGGTGATGGAAAACAAAACTCTATAACTGGAACTTCAATTTACTACGCAGGTGGTGGTGGTGGTAGTTCTAGACAAAGTTCTAGCCGTGCTGGAGGTCAAGGTGGTGGTGGAGAAGGTGGTCAATATACTGGCACTACAACTCCAGGTAATGGAACTGCCAACACAGGAGGTGGCGGTGGTGGTAGAACAAATGAAAGTGGCGCAGGTGGCGGAACGGGTGGTTCAGGTATAATAATTTTTAGATACCTAACTTCCGAAGGAACAATATCAATTGGTGCTGGCTTAACTGGCTCTACCGCAACAGATGGTTCATATAAAGTTTCAACAATTACTGCAGGCAGTGGAAATGTGAGTTGGTCATAATGGCACACTATGCACTTATTAATTCAGACAATATAGTAGTTAAAGTAATTACTGGGGTTGATGAAAATGTAATACAAACTGATTTAGATGGCACTCAAGTTGGTGGCTCAAGTGAGGCTTGGGAGCAATTTTATGCTGCTCAACCTCAATTTGCTGGACTAACTTGTAAACGCACTTCTTACAATGGAAATATTCGTGCAAATTATGCTACGGTTGGTGGAAAATATGATGAATCATTTAATGTATTCTTAGCACCACAACCATTTCCATCTTGGAAATTAGATTACACAACCTATCAATGGGTAGCACCAGTTGTTAAACCAGAAGATACGGAAGAATACTTCTATAAGTGGTCTGAAATAAATAAAGAGTGGATTAAAGTAGCAATACCTGCAGTATAATCTATATCCCTGAGCACGGATTAAAACTGCTCATCTAATCAAATATAAGGGGACTATAATGATAAGACCAAAAGAAACAGTAACCATTGCTTGGTGTGATAATGGTATGGTAGATGGTAAGTTTGCCGAAGGTTTAACCTACGTAATACTTACAGCACCACAAGCAGGCATGCATATTAACAATGCTATGCGTGTGCAAGGCAATCAGATAGGCAGACAAAGACAAGTAGCCTTTGATAAATGGGCTAATGATGTTAAGACAGACTGGATACTATGGGTAGATTCAGACATCTATCTAACTACAGATGTACTTAAGAAGGTATGGGACGCAGCAGATAAAGACCTACGCCCAATAGTTAGTGGTGTTTACTTTATTTCAAAGGAGAATGAGTCCTCAGTTATGAGACCATTCCCTTGTATCTTTAAGAACATATCTGAGTATGAAATCCAGTACATACATCCACTACCTAAAGATAAATTACTAGAGGTTGACTCTGCTGGTATGGGGTTTGTGCTAATGCACAAATCTATTGTGCCAAAATTACGTGCTAAGTATCCTAGCCAGTCTATGTTTGCTGAGCAAGAGGGATTAGGCGACCAGTTTATTGGTGAAGATATTGTTTTCTTCCGCAAGGTAAGGGCTGCTGGCATACCAGTACACGCCCATACAGGTGCGTTAGTAAAGCATATGAAACGATTTAGTTTAGATATAGATTACTACGCACTATATTGGAATATGGTTGCGATGCAAGAACAAGCAGCAAAATTAAAAGAAGAAGCAGAAAAACTAAAACCTAAGGAGTAACGTGGCTGGTCGTGATATAACCGAAGGTCGTGGTTCACCTGTTGCTGATATTGGTAGAGCAATTGCGGTTGATATTGGTATCCTATCTTCAACTTCAACATGGCAAAACTCAGGAGAGTCATACGATGTAGCCCTAGGTGGGCAACCATTCTTCTATGCTATTGCTGATGAACGACCTTACATTAGACAGACTGCTCCGTATCGTAAAGAACAATTTGATAATAACCAAGAGCCAGGTGAGCAATCACTTACAGGTTGGTGGTTAAGAAGCCAATCATCTTTTCATAGTGGTACTGGTATTAAATTTTATGACCCATCTGCTGGTGAAGTAGTAGCCCATAGATTTACTGATTCACAAAATGTAGATGTTTGGACCAAGGGACAGGTAACCCTACTTAAAGATACAGAAAATACACACGTTACTACTGGTCCTGTAGTTGGTACTGACCATCAACATCCTAATCAACACGTTCGTTCTATTCAATGGAGTAATGTAAACGGTGTATTACTACACGATGAATACGATGTAGATAAAATCTATCCAGCAATTACTGTATCTATTACTAATAAGGCTTTGACTACTAACGTGGTAACCCTTACCACATCAGCATCACATGGACTAACTGTTGGTATGGATATAACTATTACTGGGGTAGATGCTACATTTAATGGTACCTACCGTGTTGCAACTGTGCCTACAGCAACTACTTTTACTTATGCTAAAACCTCAGGTGACGTAGTCTCTACTGCTGTATCTCCAGCAGGTACTGGTGTAACTGACCCAGTAATTCATTACATTGATTACCTTGCTGGTACTGATAAAAAAGTATATGCAATTTGCGATGATGGTGTTAATGCCTATTGGATAACTAACAAAACATCAGGCGGTAATCAGCGTCTTACTATGTTTAAGAAACCATTATCTGGAGATTCAATTAGTGGTTCTTCTAACCCTAGCGCATCTGGTGATGTTACCCAGATGTTCCAAGACGGCAACATTGAAATTAAATATGCAGCAATGGAGTTTGTTAAAGACCGTATTGTTCTTTGCGTAAATAATGCAGTGTATGAAGTAACTACATCTGCCACCTCTTTACCTACTGCTATTTATACTAACCCTAATACTAACTACCATTACACATCTGTGTCTGCTTCTGGTCCTGCTATCTATACTGCTGGACACTCAGGTATTTACTCAACTATTCAGAAGTACACGCTATCAACCGCAGGAGTAATGCCTACTCTTACCTCAGCCGTAGTGGCTGCGGAGTTACCTGCTGGTGAGATAGTTGAGAAACTTTATTACTATTTAGGATACATGTGCATAGGCACTAACAAGGGTATGCGTGTAGCAGATATAAATGACCAAGATGGTTCTCTATCTTATGGTCCATTAATATTTGAATCATCACAACCAGTGTATGACTTTGCTGCAAGAGATAGATTTATCTGGGCAGCCTCTGGTATTGGTGCATTAGATGCTGGTCTTATTCGTATTGATTTAGGTAACGAACTTGAAACTTTACGTTTTGCCTATGCTAATGACCTGCAAGTAACACAAGCAACAGAGCATTACACAACAGGTGTTGCATTTCTTGGGGCTACAAATAGACTTACATTCTGTACTGCATATGAGGCTACCAATGGTGCTATCTATCTTGAGTCAGCATCTACTCTTGCCCCAACTGGTTACTTAACTAGTGGTTATATTAGATACGGTACCCTTGAACCTAAGAACTTTAAGCGTCTATTAGCACGTGGTGACTTTACTAAAGGTTCATTAACACTAGCAACTATAGATAAGAATGATGTTCCATATGACCACATTACCTATGAAGCAGGAGTAACTGCTGTTGAGGTAACTACATCTCAGCCTCAAACTGCACAAGAATATGTAGCATATAAATTTACATTTAATCGTGACTCAAGTACTACATCAACTGGTCCTATATTTAAGGGTTATCAGGCCAAGGCTACTATTGCTACGCCTAGACAAAGAAACTTAAAGTTTCCTGTTTATTGCTTTGATATAGAGACAGATAGATACAATGTAATATCTGGCTATGAAGGTTCAGCCTTACAAAGATTACAAATATTAGAAAACATAGAAGAAGGTGGCGATGTTGTTACCTGGCAAGACCTAACTACTGGCGAAACTCGTCAAGTAATTATTGAACAAATCTCATTTACTCGCATGACTCCACCAGACAGAAGGTTTGATGGATTCGGAGGCGTAATTGAAATTACGATTAGGACCGTATAATGAGTAGCGCAGATTGGGCTGGCTTAGCAGTAGCGGTCGCAACAATTGTAGCCAGTTTTGCTGGTTCAATTAGATGGTTAGTAAAACATTATCTATCAGAACTTAAACCTGATGGTAACGGGGGACATAATCTAGAGGGACGCATTACCCGATTGGAAACCCGTGTTGACCAAATTTATATGCTCCTTAGTAATAGGGATTAGTTTACTTTTTATACCAAATCCAGCAAGCGCAGAAGATGTAATAATTAATCTTGATGCTACGACTGCTTATGTAGATGTAGTAGTTCAAGTAGATACAACAACAGCCTATACAATTACTACCACTACTGGACCACGATTTGAAGTGGTTGATTCACAAACAGTAGAGCGTGTGGCTTGGGTAGATTCTTGGATATGGTTATATCGTGGCGTTGCTGATAGCACTACCGTCAACCCTATTAGGGGAGATGATGATAGTAACCATTCTATAAATAATTATTTTGCATCAGCACTTAGCGGAACATTAAACGCTGATACTTATACAATTCGTGCTACATCTTATGACTATGTAGTTGCTGGTCAAAGACCAATAGGAACTTATACTTTAAGCAGTAACTTGATACCACCTAGAGATACCTCTACTGTAGTAGTAGATACAGGTACTGTTGTGGTTGATACCAATACTTCAACAGTTGATGGAACTACAGCAACGGTAGATACCAGTACTCCAGTAGCACCAACCCCTGCTCCTGAGCCTCCTGTTGTAGCACCTGAACCCCCTGCAATTGTTATTCCTCCCCCTGCTGTAGAGCCTGAGCCTCCAGCAGAAGTAGAAGAACCACCCATTGAGGCTGAAGAACCTCCAGTAGAGGCAGAAGAGCCTCCTATAGAGGCTGAGGAACCCCCTGAGGAAGTGGAAGAACCACCTATCCCAGTCGAGGAACCACCTGTAGAGGCTGAAGAGCCACCTATGGAAGAACAAGAGCCACCTGTTGAAGAAGAAGCACCACCTGTAGAAGAAGTTGTACAGGCAAATGAAGTTGAATTAGAAACCCTTGCACCTGAAACACCAGTTCAATTAGACAATGGTGTAGTGCTTGAGGCTGGCACAGTAGTAGCCCTACAGTTATTAGAGAATCCAGCAGAGTTAATCTCAGCAATCTTTGATAACCCAGCAGAGGTGCTTACTGCTCTTTCAAATATAGGTGCTGATATGTCTGAAGAAGAAAGAACAGAATCAGAGAATACAATCATTGCTTCCGTTATTGCTACTCAGGCTGCTGTTAATGCAGTAGCCGTAACTTCCGCTGCTAAAACAGCCACACCTACACCTACAAGTGGAGGTACTAGTGTGCCATCAAATGACAACATTAAGTTATACAAAAGGAGAAAACCTTGAAAGTATTAAAAGATATGGTTCAACAATTATGGACCTTGCTAGGTATGTTTATTGCTTGGGTTGTATTGACTGGCTCTGCAAAGACTGTAGTTGGTTATGCAATCATACTGACTTTAGTAGTTTGGGCAATCACTTATCCATTGCGTAACTCTAACGATGAGTAATGATATTGATTGGGAACACCAAAATAAATTAAGGCAACAATGGCTGATGGATAATCCAGAGGCTGAATATCAAGGTTGGATGTCAATTTAACAATAGATAAGGAAATGAAATGGCCTCGTTAAAAAATGTATTAATGCGTATTGTTGCAGTATTTGCAGCAAGCGGTTTATCTGTGATTGGCGCTGGTGCTATCGCTGGTGTAGATACAATAACAGCAGTAACTGTGGCTGGTCTTACAGCAGTAGCAGCAGTAGTAGAAAAGTTAGCCCGTGCATTTATGGATGATGGCAAATTATCTCTTGATGAAATTAATGCCGCATTTTCAACTGTAGATAAAGGCGCAAAGACTGTTGCTGATACAGAAGTAGAAACTCGTCAGGCTGCAGATAAGCAAGCAAAGATTGACCCTAACTATAACTAATGAAAAAGGGAACAGTTGCTGCAATCCTTGAGGTTGCCAAAAAAGAAGTTGGAACTATCGAAGGTCCAAAGAATAATGAAACCAAGTATGGTGCCTTTACTAAGGCAAACTTTCTACCTTGGTGTGGTTCATTTGTTATGTGGTGTGCTAACCAAGCAGGAGTAAAGGTACCTAATATGGTATCTACTGTGGCTGGTGCTGGTGCATTTAAAAAGATGAACGTTTGGACTGATGCTAAGAATGCTAAGCCAGTACCTGGCGATATTGCTTTCTTTGATTTCCCTGGAGATAACGTAGATAGAATCTCTCACGTTGGTATTGTAATTGAAAACAACGGAGATGGAACTGTTACTTGTATCGAGGGTAATACTGCTGGTAATCCCAAGGGAGACCAGCGTAATGGTGGTGAGGTAGCCGTTAAGACTCGTGGATATATTGCCAATAAGAAAAAGGTAATGGTATCTATTGTAGGTTTTGGTCGCCCCAACTATGTAGGCAATGAAGTTAATGTTGCTATACCAGTATCAGATAAACCAGAATTTCCTGGGACTATTAAACCTGGGGATAGAAGCAATGGCGTAAAGATTGTACAAAAAGCCCTTGCTTTAGTTGCTGATGGAATCTATGGTCCTAAGACCAAGGCTGCTGTGATTAAGTTCCAAGATAATCACGATGTAATTGATTCCAATGGTATCATCGGTCCAAAAACTTGGGCTGAATTAATTAAGTTCCTTTAAGGAGAACCATGATAAATAAAGAAAAAGCAAAACAAATTGCACTCTCATACATTCGTGCCGCTGCTGCCGCAGCAGTTGCATTGTATACAGCAGGGCAACGTGACCCTAAAGTATTAGCAGCAGCATTTGTTGCAGGTTTAGTTGGTCCTATATTAAAAGCATTGGACAAGTCAGCACCAGAGTTTGGGCTTACTAAGTAGTAATAGCAAAACAAAACCCCCCTTCCAGTTTTATCTGGTTGGGGGGTTTTTTTGTTTTCTAAGTAGTCCCCTTCTACTTAGCCAACTCTTGTATTACTTGCAGGATTTTATCTGGTCGTATCAAATAACCCTTTGATGGATTGGGTGGTATGTTACATGTAATTGGGTGTCCATACAAACTTAAGGCATGTTTAAGATGTTCTATTGGTACTATCAATATAGTTCCTTCTAATACAAATGCCCAGTATGCAGCCTTAGTTGCAGATATACCAGACGGATACCACTCTTCATTGTTATGTGACCAGCATACTGTTTCTATATATAAGTTGCCCGTGTTCTTCCATTTAAGGTCTGTCTTAACCTCAATAGTTTTACCATTGGTAAGTAGTTGATTGACTAAGGATTCCCCTTCGTGCCCAACGGACAGGTCTAAATCAAAGTCAGATAGTTTTGACATATTGCTCCAACGGTAATGTATCCATTGATGAGAGATATGTTGCAGGAACATACCAAGATTTTTCATTATACTTAAACATATCTACTTTACATTGACTACCATATAACCAACCAATTGCTTTGTATGGAACTCCTAACCAATCAGGTGCAGTACGTCTGGTCTTATGACGTAATCCATCAGCCATTAATATATAAATAAGAGAATCATTATCTCTATTTGTATATCTTAATTTAGGTTGGTCATTAAATGTATAACGAACTTCACCAAGACCAGGAATATCTAATTCATTTTTCCATTTATTAAAATGAGGAATGAAAGTTGTATTGCCAATTATTCTAGCAAATGCTAATTCACTACCAGCAGCAACAACATGTTGCCATAACTCCCAGAGGTCTCCTTCTGAATAATTTATATTACGAGTAGGGTCACCAAAGTATGGCTTTTGCCTTTGATAACCAACCTCAACTGCAATGGCTTCTTCTTCTGGGGTTAAAGAATATAGTCTATTCATAATTACTATTAAATATAGAAGCAGGAACAACTGTCTTACCAATTATTCCACGTTTACTTCTATGCTTATCCCTTTCTTTTTTAGTAGTACCGCCCCAAATTCCTTCAACTAAATTTTCAATTGCATAGTCAAAACATTGGACTTGTACTGGGCAAGTACTGCATAGTTTTTTAATATAATTAAGATGGGGATAATTACCCTTTTCTTCAGTAAAAAATACTTCTACATCAATACCAGTACATGATGGTATATCTTTCCATGTTGGGTAATCAATCAAGATTAATCACCTTTTGATAACCACACCTAGTACACTTAAGATGCCATAAAGATTTACTTGGGTCTATTACTTTCCACATATAATTAAAACAAAATAAATGACGTAGTCTTTTAATCTTATCCTCCTGTTGAGTAGAAGCCACTTCCTTTAAAATGTACTGGTGTAGAGGACCATATACGAGTCATAAGATTTCCGCAAGAGCCACAGAATGGTGCAGCAGAATCATTTGTTTCTTCTACTTTAGTACATATCTTGCACTCAAAATCATAGTAGGGCATTACATACAATCCATTCCTATATCATCTATTGGTGTGGGTAAGGTTACCAATGAACCACAGTCTACACACTCACCATCTAAAAAGTAAAACGCTATCTCACCAGACTCAAAGGCTACTATTGCTGTAAATAATTGTGAACCACATACACATATATCTCCAATGGGATTACCACGTAGGTCCATAGCATTGCTGTAATCTTTTTTAAATAAATCTTTTATTTCTTTAGGCTCTTGTGTCATCTTCTTCTTCTTCATCTTTAGCCTCTAAGTTATCTGTATCGCTGTAAGTACGCCATCCACCCAATACTCTAATCAAAGAGTTAATTGCACGGCTAACTCTCATACGTGCACCATCAGCGGATGTGTTTAATTCTTTGGCTAAGTCGTTCCACTCATAATTGTCCGTTGTAAATCTTAGTCTTAAAATATTTTGTTTAGCCTCTGCTAACTTGTTGAATGCTTTTTCAATATCTGACCTAAGAACTAGCCAATTGTTTCCGTCTGTTACTTCTCCTGATTTACCAAATTTAAAGTTAAGGTCTTGTATCTTGCTAGGTATCTCATAACTATCTGCCAAAATAGATGGGAGAAATGCTTCGATAACTGATGGGTCGTAATAGTAAAGGTCAACCATATCGTAGCCAAACTTACGGGCTTTTTCTTGCTCACAATATTTAAGAGCAGCATTACGCAATGACTTTGCAATTAGTTTTTCTTTATCTTTGGGTGGTAACTTAGACCACTCTGTATATTTATTTGGATGGGTAACAAACCACATCCATAAAATCTGTTTTATATCTGAAGGTTCAACTATAGAATATTTTCTGGAATACTCCATGCCAAGCGTAGACACAAGCAAATCATACTCTTGTACCCACTCTTGATTCATTTATTTACAATTACCACAATAATTATATACTCGTACATTTTTTATATGTATTGCAAAATTTTTGGAACAACGATAACAAACTACAAGTATAGTTTCTCTGGGTGTATCTACCCAGTAAAATGGATTTCTAATTTTCCACATTGTGGATACCTTCCCATTGTCCTCTTTGTACCAATAGTCCTATTATTGCATAGTTAGCCAGGTCTATAAGGGTATCTTCTATTGATTCAAAATTGGGCGTGGCGTCCTTACCAGCCATGTTATTTAGCCTAGCCAGTTTGTCATACATCCTAACCCTCAGCCCATTCATCGCACCGCCAGGGGCAAGGGCGATGTTCAAAGGTCCGTAATCTTCTTGCTTCTTCATCATAATACTACGCAGTTCGTTGAGGATTACATCAACATCACTTGGATTCTTCATCTAACATCTCCTTCATACTGCTATCAAATTGTTCCATTGCTGATACTACCTGTATCTCATCTGTAAATTGTTTACCTTCACCTATGCTGCTGGCATATATAACTGTGCCTAGTAGTGTAAGCATACGCATAGCACTCTCTGGTTCTTTCTCTATCGTAGTATAGATATCTTTAAGTGCATTAAGAATGTCTAGTCCTTGACCATTTGATATTGCTATGCCAACTAACTTTCTATTGTCTCCAACAAACTCCCAAAAATCTTCGTCAGTTGCCCAAGCATTTTCGAATTCGCTCATCTATCCACTCCTTTCCTTCTTGCACAATGATACTGTTAACATCGTGTCCTTCTGGCATTTGTAAGAGATTAACATTATGTAGTTCTCTACTTAGTCTTTTGCCAAACTCTAAGCCAGCGTTATCACCATCTGCTAATACAATTACTGTTTCAAAATCATCTAGTATCTTTGCATAGTATGGCCTCCAGTTATTAACTCCAGGTATACCAACTGATGGATGACCTGTCTTAACTGATAGCACTACTGTATCTAACTCACCTTCAGTTACACATACATAACTACCTGCTGTTAATACTATTTGTGCATTAAACATTGTAGTCTTAGCCCCAGGTACACCCATATACTTAGGGTCTTCGTGATTGTTCATGCTTCTAAACCTAATATCAACTACACCTGATGGTGTTATATAAGGGATTGCTAATCTATTTTTATATACCTCGTGTCCTGGCAATGGGTTTGCTACTACACCTAGGCTAAAACTTCTGCCCTCTTCTACCGATAGATGCCGAGTTGAAAGATATTCTGTTGCTAGATGCAGGTCCTTTGCGTACTGGTCTGTTGCCTGCAAGAGATATGCTCTCTGCGAATTTGATAGCCTCAATATAATTACCTCCTTCTTTATACATTATTAAATCATATACATCACCTTGTGCTTCACAACCAAAACATTTGAATCTATTTTCTTCGTAGTTAACGGCTGATGATGCGTGTTTATCTCCGTGGAATGGGCACTTCATCTTGCGCCAACCATGCCCCACTGCTGGCAGGGTGGCGCCTACGTGTACTAAGTAGGCAGATACATCATGTTTGTCCATTAATCTTCCTAATTAATTCTATCCATATTTTTGCTGGCATTGTTGCATACCATTCTCCTACATCTCCTTTACCTGTTCGTTTGTGTATGACTACACCTGTCCATGCTTTATCATTTTGAATTTCTACTTCTAGTTCTTTTACCCATGCGGATAGGTCTAACTTTCTGTGGTTCTTTACCTCTATAACTACACCATTAACTCCTGCTATGTCTCCTTTATCTAAGTGTGCACCTGCAATCCTACGCTCTACATATGGGTACCATTTCTTTAACCAATTAACTACATCTCTTTCTGCGCTGGAACCCTTTGCTTTGCGTGGATTGCTCATTCAAACTCCTGTTGCTGTGGCATATAACGAATCATAACATCATCTAGATACATAGATTCTGGGTTGAATGCAAGGGTAACATAGTTGTTACCTGTCTGGTCAGCCTTACCATAGCGATTCTTAACTGCTGCAACGCATAGGTAATTCATATCTGCTTGTTTCATCTGACCAATAGTTAATACCATTGCTGGTATCTGATTGACTAGCCCTTGGATTGATGACCTTGGCTGACATGGACTGCCTTCATATCCTTCTTTGGTATGGTGCAATACAAGTAGTGCTGCGTTTGTATCTCTGGCCAGATACTTAAGTTCTTTCATGGCTGCACGCATACCACCGAACTCATCGTGTCCATCCATTGCTATGTCCATAAGATTATCTACAACTATAAGTGCTGGGCTCTTGCCCCAAATGGTTTCAAATGCTGATACTTCTTCATCTAAATCTTTTAGTGTTGGGCTGGATTCAAAGCACCAAAACAAATGATTACCATTGGCTAATACTTCTTTTGCTTTTTCTGGCTGACGTTTGATTAGTTGTTCTGCTTGTTGCTGGCTGATGTTACCAGTCATAGCAATCAATCTCATTGCCATGGTATGTGCATTGGTATCTGCACTAAAATAAAGAGTTGGTAGTTTAGTTTTGGCTGCAATTGCTAATGCAATTGATGACTTGCCTGCACCTGGGGTGCCTGCTATTACTGTTACCTCTGCTCTACGTAATATCATTCCTGCATTTTCAAATACTTTAAAGACGGCAGGTAAAGGTTCGCCACCTACATTTGTATTGTTAACACTTCTAATTAATGTTTTCATTGTTCTCCTTTACTGTAGATGGGGGCTGGCACCACGACTCAGCCCCCATTTACTATAAAATACTAAGCAAAGATTGGCTTAGTACGTAGTTCTGTTGGAACTTTTGGCCCAGTCCAACGAGGACCTGCTGCTGGGTCATAGAATGCTTTGTATGGTTTGCCAGTTGCCTGTGCTTTACCATACTTAAGAACCATGACACCACGTTCACATGATGGTGCACCTGGCTTGTTATATACCCAAGTGTTACCCCATTTATCTTCTACTGTTTCTTCTCCACCTGATTCTGTGGATGCTATGTTTGCATTGAAACTAGAGGCAATGTCTGCTACTGACATCGGCTTGTTTGCTGATGTCCCTTTGACTGCTAGTTCTACTTCAGTAACTGCATCGGTTATAACATGTATACCTTGTGCAATCATGTCAGCAAACTGGTCTGCTGTTTCTGCACGCAGAGTTATCTGTGTGCCTCCTGCTGTTTTGAGATTGATACTGATTGGTGCTTCAGTGCTACTCATTTTTCTCCTATTCAAATGTAGTGGTTAAACCTTTCTGGTCTCTCCACTTTCTTGCTTTCATGGCTAATTGTAAACCTTTCCAGCCTTCTTTAATATCTATCCACACTAACTTGCACGTGCCTGTTCCTGCGGGTAGATGGATAATGATTGCCTTATCTTTGTTTACTTCGCCCCATGTACTACGGGTTGCCGTAGCACTATCATACGGCAAGCCGTTAGCATAGATTGCTAACTGTATTGCAATATTACTTGGATGGTCTATGCGACCAGTCTTAATATCTGCAATAAATAACTCGCCTTTATACTCAACAACTCTGTCTGGTGTGCCAGCAATTTTGTATTTGTCTAACACACTGAACTGTTCAATGAACTTGTTGTTGAGAATTTTAGTTGCATGTTCGTAGGCTTTTACATCTGGCATCCACTCTGGTGGTACCACGCCTAAGTCGTGTCCTAAATCTAACTGTTCAGCAAATGAATGGATTGCTGTACCTATGTTGGCTGCTTTGTTTGCACCTGCTACTTGCATAGCGTCTTCAATCAAAGAGTTAACTGCCATCTTATCTTCTTGTGCTGCAGTAATAGATAATAATATATCTGGTCTGGTTGTTAAACCTATCGCAGCCATCCGCATTTTCCATGCTACTAATGCTGATGCATCATCTAATGAATTGGCTATTGTAGTTGCTCGTGTATAGGCCACTGGTTTGCCACCTTTGGGTGGCACTATCAATGGTCTACCGTATCTATCTCTATCTATTTCTATGATGGTCTCCTTTATGAGTCAGCCCTAAGAAAGGAGATAGCCGAAACTAGGGCTGCTCAAGATTAGTGTATCACATTATGATTCAGCGTGTACTGATTCAACCGATACATCATCTACCCATACATCACCATCAATTGTTAGGTTAACCTCAAAAGCATCATCAAGAATTTCTTGGGCTGCTTCTGCATTAGGTGCTTCTATACCTGTAACTGTGGCTGTGATAGTGACTGTTGCTGACCAAGACCTAGTTAACGCTTCAGTTTCTAGGTTTATAAGTAGATTATTAACATCGTCTACTTCACATACAATCTCATCACTATCTGTTTCATATCTAGATTGAAAGAATTCTCTTACATCAAAGCGAGCACTTCTAAACTTGCGTTCAAGTTGTGCTAGTTCTATTTTAAGTTGTTCTTTTTCTTCTATTAATTTAGTAAGTGATTCATTGGTAAAGGTATACTTGATACCACCTACCTGTGTAGATACTGTTGGTTCAGTACCATCTACTTCCGTATAGTACATTGTCATGCCATCTCCTTTTGTAGTTGTCTTGCTCCGTGAGCATACCACCATGTCATTGCCCAGTCAAATGCTTTATCATTAAACTGATAACACCATCTTTGTTTGTGCGACCAATGGCAATTCTTATCTTCATTACCTGAATAGATAATTACTTTGCCACCATACTGGTTAATCTCCATCATAATATTATCAGCGGGGATACCAGCATCAAGTAACTTACCTACCCATTGTCTTACTCTGTCTTGCCTACATGGCAAGCAAGAACATTTAAGTTGATTTAAATATAAATGTTCCATTAGACTTCTAACAACTCTAATGCTCTAGTCTTAACACCATCATTACGACCAGCCATTGTGCTAACTGCTAAGTTTTTACCCTTAGCATTATAGTCAGCCCACTCTATAACTGCATGCCACATACCAAACTCTGTGTCCCGTATGTTCTCCTGTGTAGGAGAGGTAGCATAGATATCAAATGATTTAGTTCTAGCATTGATTGCATTGGTAAATTGTTTCTTCTCACCTGTTGATAACAAATGATACGGCGCTTCCTCTATCTTACTAGGTAGTGGGAACACACGCTTGAAATAATTTTTAGCATGTTCATGACTTGCTTTTCTATCAAGTAATGTATCTGCCAATGCGGTGTAATCATTAGCCATATCATAAGTTAATCGTATGATGTTGGCAATCTCTGACACTGATAGCATTGCATTGCTTGTATGATTTAAACTGTAAGTATACTTGTTATTGTTTTTGTATATCTTATTGATTTGATTCATACAAAACAAACGCTCAATCACTGGTTTAATTATGACTGAACTGCTGCCATCGTGGCTAGTCCTGGCTAGTAAGAAGGCTGAGTGCGGGTCATCTGCAATGGTCATTTCCATTGGAGTTTCCATTAACATCCAGACTTTTGCACCACCATCATACTCACCTGCGGCTGCGTATCTAAGTCCACTAGAATCAATTAAGTTATCTAATGCACCAAAGATTTCTGCATTCTGAAATACTTTATAGCGGTTACCTACTACGCCAATGGCTGATGTCTCACCTGTTGGCATGGTTTTGATAACTGCTTTCTTACTATCAACTGGGATACGATTAACTGATTCGTTACCTGGCACTTGATAGTTAGCCTCGATATCATGCAATGATACTGACCAGTCTAATCCTGCTTGACTGGCTACCTCACTGGCTGATGTAGCCTCTACTGCTACGCCTGCCTTATGCCATGCGCTCTTGCGTACGGCTCCGTGTATGAGAGTATCAGTTGTCATTGGTTACTTCCTCAGTATCTATTGCGTAGATAGTGTCAACAATTTTAGAGTGTAGTTGTTGTGACATTTTACTAAACTCATCTGCTGGCCATTCGGCAGCAAAGACTCTGCTTAATAGTTTTGCTAATGCATAATCTGGATTGAGAGTTAATACATCAAGCAACATAGCCTTGGCTTGTTCTACTTCTTCAGTTTGATATAGGTATCCACAAAATACTGTGGCTAATGGGATTGCTTTGTCTTTGACAATAACATTACCAAGTAATGATATGTATTCACCTACATAGTTGATATCTTTTTCTTGTTGTACACCCATGATAAAGTCACGGATTTGTAGGTTAGCATTGGTTGCAATTGCTACCTCTGCTATGTGTGTGGCTGATGGTATAACACCATCTGCTATGCCGTCAATCGCTTTACGAATGTCCTCAACAATACGAACATTAGTATCACGGTCATCTGGATTGTATGTTCCTTCTTGTATATCTAACTGTTGCTTTACTTCATTGCGAAGTAAGTCATAGTCTGTATCTATCACTGTATCTCCTTTGTTAGAGGGCGTCCTGCCCCTATTGGCAGACGCCCGACTTGCTACAAATATCTGGCTATTGAATTGTAGGTAGATGTTGATACCGTTTGTTCATCAGTGAGTTGAAGAATGCGAATGGCATTTGACATTTCTTCCTTCATCTCATTGTAAGTACTAGCATGCATTATTTCAAACTCACGCTCTGGTTCTTTTGGAAGTACATTCTCTTTAATTGTTAAATCAAAATCAACATTGAGATTGCCAGTCCATTGACGATAGTTAGTGCGTATGTTTTCTGCTTTTGATATGTTATCAACTGCAAATTTGATAACATCTTTACGCCATTTTTCTGTAGCCTTTTGGTACTTTACTTCGGCTTCATCCTGTGATTTGTAGTCAAGTTCTAACTTGGCTAGTGCTTGTTGCAATGCAGTAATTACCTTTGCTGTGGGTAATTTTACATTGATTGTCCTGCCATTTCCTTGTGCCATATATCTCCTTTGTTAGTAGTGAGCAGTTTGACTTCATGCTCAGGAAGTTGGCATAAACTACGCTGCTTTTCGGAGAGGTTCTCCTTACGCTGGTTCACTATGCCAAACTTAATACCATCCGTTGGCACGCCAATGTGCCCATGCAACTGATGGTTTCTTGTAGCGGTGCTCGATATACACCAGCCCACGCTCAATCTGAAGCGGGGCTGGGGTGTTAGGTTTAGTCTTTAACATCTGGGCTATGCCATATGCAGTGGACTTAGGGTTGGCTGCATCATGTTTCCATGCAGATTCTTTACCCCAAAGTTTTGCAAGGGCTGACCATTCAGACCTGTTCCAATGTGGGTATTCCCATTTCATCAAGGCTTTGGCGTATGCCTTGGCTACTCGTGGTGTCCACGTAGATGTGTCTATGCAGTTGTCCTGCAATTGTGTTGCTACTGCTACTGCGTATGCTGGACTGGGAAAGAATGGTATTGACAAGAAGGCTAGTAGCCAACTTAAATACCCTGCTAATAATCTCTTCATCTAATAAACCTCCATGTGATATATCCAAAGAGTAATAAGAATGTCCAGGATTGTGTCGTTGTGAGGTATGAACTTGCAAAAATTTGTTCAATCATTTCACCCTTACAATCTCTTGGCTATGCTTTACACCCTTATCAAACTCTAACACATGCCACTCTGATGGGTCATCAAGGGCTTCATCACCTGCTGTATCTATATTTATATGTGTGGTTCGGCATCTAACTTTGGCTAGAATCCACACGGTATGCTCCCATTGGGGAGTATCCTCGTCAAGCATTGGACTCGTCCTGATTTTTGGCGAGGTCATTAACGGTTGGCTCATCGTTTACATATAGCCTGCCTGTTGCAAGCAACTCGTCAAATACATCAAGCATGTCCATTGTTGATAGGGCAAATGCTTCTTTGATTTTAAGTAGTTCTTGTTCTGTTCTCATTGCTATCTACCTTTCCATCTTGCGTCGGGTTGCTCTGGCATCACTCATGCGCTGAATGATTTCGTTCTGTGTCTTGATTATATAGATGCTATAGCCAATAGTCAACATACATACAACTAGGGCTATGATAATTCCAATCATCGTACCTGTATCTAAATACATACTATCTCCTGTTCGAGTCATTACTTACCGTATATGTTACCTGCGGTTCACAAAAAAAACAAGGCGGAGTGAGAGCCTAAGCCCCCACCCCGCCTGTTTGGTTATACTAGTGCTATATCAGTAACGATTTTGTTATCGTACCACTTCTGATTTTTCTCAGAATATGTGCTGGTCTCATAGCCAGTGATAGTGACTTTGTACTCGTCGTTGTTGTTAAAATTTTGGCGAGCAAATGCTACCAAAATTGGGTCAGTAATAGTAACCTGACGAGATGCTACGAACTTGGACTTAGTAGTACCATCTGGTAGTACTTCGTCTCTGCGGTCAACCACCGTGCCTTTGATTACCGTCTGGTAATCTCGTACACCTTTCAGGATTGACTCTGTGTATGTGAATGTATTCATTTTGTATCTCCTGTTCTGATTGGGGCGGCTTCCCCTATCACGTAGTGTAGGGGAGTCGCCTTGGTTAGTTAAGCGCAGTTAGGACAAACTGCGTGTTTGTTTATTGTATAGTGGCACACTGAGCAGATACACTCGTGCTTGGTTAATTCCATAGAATCATCAAGATTGAAGATTCTATCAATTAACCATGAGGACTGTTCGAAGAACTCAGTCCTGATGGTTTTCTCACCAGTTTTTGGATTGACGTGAGTGACAACCTCACTTCCAATCCATTCATGAGCCGAAGGCTCATCCTCGATTTTGGTCATGCTGCTATACATTGGCTTGTATCTGTATATATCCTCATCAACCATCTGGTTGGCGATGACTGCGTCTCGAGCCTCCTTGGCTTCGAGGCAGTCGGCGCATAGTTCATTCAGTTGTAAACAATTGAAACATTCGTTCATTAGGGTAAGTTGGTTTTGAACTATGATTTCATTATTCATCTGTATCTCCTTTGCTTATATATTTCTCCAGCACACGCTGGCGGGCAACCGCCACATCCCATTGTCACTCTTGCCCAGTCTGGCGAAAAGCCAGACAAGCATGGGCGACAATCGCCGTAAGGCGATTTGACAATGCGGTGTAAGGTTTAGCAGGCTTGCGAGCAGCCGTTAAGCCGAGCCAGAGCGAGGTAGGCTGGGAGCGTAGGCCGAACAATGTCTGGCGATAGCCAGTGAGGCCGTGGCCTGCGTCCGACTGTGTGTGGTGGTAGGTGAGCGTATTGCGTGGAGGGGCTGTGCACCGCAACGCATGGAGCGAACACCAATACTCCTAGACGAAGCGCCTTGCGCTGAGGCTTGGAGCAAGCACAACTCAGTTGGATAGTGCTTGAGGTTTTTAGTTTTAACTGAGGCGCCCGAATGTATTTAAAGGCGCCGAAGACAGCAATCTGCCAGGAGTCCATCTGTTCAGGACGACGTAGCAGTATCTTAATCAGTTAGTGGGTCATTTATGACCCCAGACTGATTAATATCGTCTGTTATACAGTGTAGTATCTACATAAAAGATTTTCCCGTACAAAGTATATTCCCCATACTAGTATCCTTTTGTCCTATTTTGTACTGGTTTTTTGTCTAATAAAAAAATACTTTGTTTAAAAGTGTTCGTTTTGGGCTGTTGAACGGATTAAACAGTATAGAGACTGTTTCTTTTTTTAACAGTAGCAAGTCCTTGGGGGACTTGCGTTACAGACTGTATCTAACAACTGTTACAACTAATGAAAACGGGACAGGACTATGAGTTTTGATAAAGGGGGTACTAACCCCAAATCCCTTGCTATGGCAGGAGCAAAGGCTAAAGTATTAGCCTTGGTGGCCGAAGGCCACTCTGTTCATAAGGCTATGGAAATCTGTGGCAAGAAACCAGACACCGTCAGAATCTGGATGCTCAGGGACAAAAAATTTGCAGCCGACCTGACAGAGGCTAAAGCCACCGCAAAGGATGCTTCTTTAGCAGCCCTAGGTATCCCAAAAGAGGAAATAGATTTCCCCCAGTTTTCTGAGATATTCTTAAATCAAAGATTATTTCCACACCACAAAGATTGGATTGACTTACTAGAGGATAGAGAGCCTTCATGGCTACACCCTAGTATGGTTTACGAAAAGGGTGACCCAGCCCGTCTATTGGTTAACGTGCCACCTGAGCACGCCAAGAGTACGGTAGTCACCGTAAACTACTCCACATACCGTATCGCTCTCAATCCAAATATCCGCATTATCGTGGTTTCTAAAACGCTGGTCAAGGCACGTGAATTCGTGTACGCTATCAAGCAGAGACTCTCCCATCCACGCTGGTTAAAGTTGCAAACAACTTTTGGCCCCGAAGGTGGTTGGAAAGAAGATTCAGACACTTGGCGAGTTGACACCGTTTACCTTGGGAGCGATGCTAGAAATTCTAGCGAGAAGGACCCCACCATCCAAGCACTTGGTATGGGTGGGCAGATTTATGGAGCACGTGCTGACCTCATCATTCTTGATGACTGTATTACAACAGCCAACGCCCATGAATGGGAAAAACAAATCAACTGGCTACAAAAAGAAGTTATTACCCGTCTGGGTAAAAATGGTAAGTTACTAATCGTAGGGACACGAATTGCANCGCAAGACTTCTACAAAGAACTCCGTGAGACCAAGCACTGGTCTGGTGGTAAAAGCCCTTTTACTTATATGGGCATGCCTGCTGTTTTGGAATATTCGGAAGACCCTAAAGACTGGAAGACGCTCTGGCCTAAATCGGATGTTCCTTGGGATGGGGATTCTGAAGAACCTGACAAAGAAGGACTCTTCCCGAAATGGGATGGCTTAGCATTAAAGAGAAGACGTAGCGAGGTAACACCATCAACATGGGCCTTGGTATATCAGCAGGAGGATGTCGAAGAAGATTCCATCTTCCCACCCGCTTTGGTGCAAGGTAGTACCAACGGGCAGCGCAGAAAAGGTCCATTGCGCCAAGGCGGCGTGGGACATCCGACTGCGGTAGAAGGTTACACAATTATTGGATTTGACCCTGCCATGGGAGATAAAGCCCACGCAGCATTTGTTGTAATTACTTACAACAGAATAGATTCTAGAATATATGTTTTAGACTGCGTGAACATGGCAGAACCTACTCCCCAAAAAATTCGAAGTACGATAGAAGAACTTGTATTGAAATACAAGCCTCAAGAATTTAGAGTAGAAATCAACGCCCACCAGAAAGCATACTCATTAGACGATGAGTTAAGGCAATGGCTTGGTATGTATGGCGTAAGACTTGAATCTCATATTACTAATAAAAATAAGTGGGACGCAGCATTCGGTGTAGCATCTATGTCTACCCTATTTGGAACCGTACGAGAAGAGAAGTTCCAAAAGAATAACATGATTGAACTTCCATCTACTACTGACTCTGAAGGACTCAAGTCCCTTGTTCAGCAGTTGATAACTTGGAAACCTAATAGCAGAGGTAAGACTGACTGCGTTATGGCACTATGGTTTGCCGTGCTTAGGGCACGGGAGTTCATGCAGCAAACAAATCATTTACAAAAGTTTTCATCTAATAGATGGACAACCAGAGCACAATCAGCACAAAGATACACAATCAACCTAGATGAAGCCTTTTCAGAACAATGGGCCGAAACATACGGATAAGGATATAACATGGCAATAGGAAGACCAAGAACAAGTGGCGGTATATATAACCCTGGTGGAGAAAATGTTGGTCAAGTTTATAAGCCTCAAGGTGCAATGTATACTGGTAGTGGTAACATAAAGCCTAAAACTATTAAGCCTAAAGAATCAGAAGCATCAAAACAAAGAAAGATAGAAACCAAACGAGATGCGGACCTGTGGCGACAAAGAGCCTATGAAAGGTCACTTGGTAAAAATAGATAATAAGTAAAAGCAGATAACTTTCTAAAGTGGTTTTATGACAATGCAACAATTCAAGATAAATAATTTTTTCTATCGTTAGGATATAATGTTATCAGTAAGCCAAATCTCTGCAAGAGTAGAGTCTTTACGTAGTCGTTCATCAGAGCGAGACCGTAGACAACTAGATGTACTTGCTGTGCGTAAAGGACAGATATCACAGGTATACCCTGAGTTCTTTCCAGAGGGTGTAGATGCTAACGTAGTAGCAAACTTTATTGACATTGTTGCCCGTGACTTATCAGAGGTAATGGCTCCACTGCCAGCAGTAAACTGTTCTGCAGCCAATCAGGTATCAGATAGAGCAAGAGTCTTTGCTGATAAGCGAACACGTATTGCAACAAATTATTTTAGTAATTCAGATTTACAAGTACAGATGTATCAAGGTGCAGACCAATACATCACATTTGGTTTCGTCCCATTCATTGTTGAATTAGACGAAGAAGCAGGGCTACCACGTATCCGAATAGAAAGTCCGATTGGGGCTTACCCAGAGTTTGACCGCTACGGACGTTGTATTGCCTTTGCAAAGAAATACTCACTTACACTTGCGGAACTGGTTGCACAGTATCCTGAGTTTGAGATTCAACTATTAGGCGCTGACCGTTATGAGCAGAACCTAGATGCACGTATTGACCTTATTCGTTATTACGATAAAGACCAATCAACCATCTTTATTCCATCACGGAATAATTTAGTTTTATCTCAAGTCAAAAATCCACTTGGTAAAATGCAAGTTGTGGTGGCAAAGCGTCCATCACTAGACGGTGAGATGCGTGGTCAATTTGATGACGTACTAGGTATCCAACTGCTTCGTAATAGGTTCGCATTACTTGCGATGGAAGCAGCAGAGAAATCAGTACAAGCACCAATTGTTGTACCAGGCGATGTTCAAGAACTACAGTTGGGTGGAGATGCAATCATCCGCACCAACTCACCAGCAGGTGTGCGCCGTGTAGATTTAAATATTCCACCAGGAGCGTTCACTGAGCAACAAGTATTACTTAATGAGTTGCGTACTGGAACACGTTATCCAGAGTCAAGAACTGGAAACATAGATGCATCAATAGTCACGGGACAAGGCGTTCAAGCGCTTATGGGTGGCTTTGATACACAGGTTAAATCAGCCCAAGCAATCTTTGCTTCTGCTCTTAAAGATGTTATCTCTGTCTGTTTTGAGATGGACGAAAAATTATTTAACTTTACAAAAACAATTCGTGGTGTTGATGCTGGTTCTCCTTACTCACTTGAGTACACACCTTCAAAAGATATTAAGAATGACTACTCAGCCGATGTTCGTTATGGCATGCTTGCTGGTCTTAATCCAGCGCAGGGACTTATCTTCATGCTTCAAGCACTTGGCGGTAAATTAATATCTAAAGATATGGCTATGCGTGAGTTACCATTTGGTATTAACGTAACCCAAGAACAAGAAAAGATTGAAGTGGAAGAAATGCGTAATGCATTGGTAGGTTCGCTACAGGCGTACACTCAAGCAATTCCGCAACTAGCAGCATCAGGTGGGGATGCATCTGATATCGTGAAAAAAATCGCACAAGTAATTAAAGCCCGTCAAAAGGGAGTATCAATTGAAGATGCGATTGAAGATATCTTTACCCCAGAATTACCTCCTGCTGGTACCGAACAAATGGTTGAGCAAACGTCCCCTGCTCCCGCAGGTCCAGTAGGAGGCTTACCTTCACAAGCACCACAAAGTGGTGGATTACAAAGTCTTTTATCTAGTCTAAGCGCAGGTGGTAGGGCAAGTGCTAGTGCAAGGACAGTAGTAAGAAGATAACTAAGGTGGGGGACAATGACAGCAATAGTTGGAATACAAGGTAAAGGCTGGGCTGTATTAGGTGCAGATACTGTAACCTCATATCAAGATAGACCATATGTAGCCAAGGGATGCGACAAGATAGTTAAGATTGGTGAGTATCTAATTGCAGTTGCAGGTGATGCAATTGTAGGAGATATTCTTAATAACCTATGGCAACCACCAAAGGTAATTAAGACACAAGACCCAGATAGATTTATGATGATTAGAGTATTACCATCTATGAAGCAAACTATAATAGATGGCGGATACGACCCAACACCTAAAACAAAGAATGATGATGACTCAGGTTGGGATGCATTAGTTTGTTTTAATGGTAGGTTATATCAAGTTAGTGATGACTATGGATATATGCGAGATGACAAAGGTTTATATGCGATAGGTTCTGGTGGAACCTTAGCCCTTGGTGCGTTAGCAGCACTAGAGTCTGAAACTAAAACTCATGCTAAAGCATCTGGTGCAGTAAAAAAAGCAATCAATATAGCAATTGAATACAATGTGTGGTGCGGTGGTACTGCAAATGTTAAAACACAATTTACTAAGTAGGAGATATTATGTCAATGATGGAGCAAGGTGGATATAGAAAACCGAATAACCCAGCCCCAGTATCAGGCCCTGGCGCTCTTAGTCAACGTACTGACGGGGGTCCAACACAGCCCGCAACCTACATGTCAGGACTACCATACGGACAGGGACAACAGAATTACGACAATCAAGTAGCAGCACCTATGGCTGGTAATCCAATACCACAAAATTCTTTTGAAGACTTAACACCATTGCTTGCTCCAACTAATCGCAAAGATGAAGTAATCACTAGTGGTGTAGATATTGGTGATGGACCTGGTTCAATTGTATTAGGAAGAATTCCAAATCAAGAACCAACTATTAAAGATATTGCTAGAAATCTTACACAGTATGATGTTTCAGGCGATTCCGAAATGTTGTTTCGCATGTTAGATGATGCTGGGTATTAATGGCTGAAATAAAATTAGACCCTATTTTAGGTGAACTAAGTCCTAATATTTTTAAGGCAGCCCAAGATGCTGGCCTACCTGCTTCTCAACAAACACAACTTAATCAGTTGGCCTATGCCAGAAAAGAAGCAAAAAGATTATTACAACTTAGTGAGGAAAGCGGACGTAAAGAGTTTCTTGAGTTTGACCCAATGGTTCAAGATAATATTAGATATCTTTATTCTAAAGAAAAACGATTTGCTCCTGAGTTAAGCCCACTTGGTAGAGGAATACAGGCTGTTGTTGGCGCTGGTAGTGTTACTGCTAAAGTTTTATTTAGCCCAATTATTGCTGGATTTACAGCAGCGGACAAATACTATAAAACTTTAAATACTCCATACCAAGTTGAACAACAAGCCGAACAACGTATGGGTTCAAGATTTAGTAAAAAACTTATCACTGAAGCATTTGATGGAAAAAATTCTTGGAGATGGGATAAAATCTCTGAGTATGAAGCCAAGCATGGTAAAGCATTAGTAACTTTAATTCGTGGCGTAACTGAAGGTAGAACTCCTGGAGAGTCAATTGACCTTTATGGAACAGCAGATGAAAGTATGGTTAAGGCAATTCAGTTCATGGGTGATGAGCCTGAACAGTTTAATGAGTTGTTAAAAGAAATCAAAACTTTTGCCCAGGTTTCTCCAGGTAGAGATAAAGTTGGCAGTATGTTAAAAGCCGACCCAGAAGTTAATCAAAGTTATTGGGCAACTAAATTACTTAAAAAAGTTGGTATTGATTTAACTGATAAAAAAACACGTACTGGAGTTGCTAGTTTAGTATCTGGTCCTGTAGATGCTACATATCAATTAGGTATTGACCCACTTACATACACTGGTGTTGGTCCAATAATTAAAGGTGCTCGTGCCATTGGTAGAGGTGTTGCTGGTATTCCAGAGGCAGTTCTTCGTTTTGGTGGAATTAAAAGTCGTGGTGAAAAACTTGCCGACCAATTTGTTTTCTTATCTGAGCGTGGCAACATCGAGGGTGGCGTAGATTTTGTTTTTAAACAAGCCGATGTTATTAAGTTATGGGATGAGCAACTAGGTAAAGTAGTTAAGAACTATGCAGATGCAGAAGGTCCCGTTGCCAAGGGACTTGTGTATAAGCAAATACGTATTGACTTTCCAGACTGGGCTAACCTTGAAGTTGTTAAAAAATTAGCAAAAGAAGAAGTCTTTGATGCAGCCTCTGCAAAAAGATTTTTTACAGACCATGAAGATATGGGATTGTTATTATCTGGCCGTGTAGATAATTTTAATTTCCGCAGGAATGGAATTCCTGTAGCAAAGAATTTTAGAAGTCTTACCTCTGCATCCCATAAAGTTATTGACGCTATCTTTAATCCTAACCCTAAGAATTTAAATGTACAGTCTTACCTAGAAAAGGGTGAGAAAGATTTATCAACAGTTTTAGATGTGTTAAAAAAGGTTGCTGATGATGGTGAGAATTTAGTTAACCCAGCGATTAAAGATATTATTGAATTACAAACAGACATTTCTAAAACACGTAAGATGATGAAGAAAATGTCAGTTGGACTTACTCGCAGCCCTGGCCGTATTCTGTATGGTGAAGATGCAATTAAAACAGAGTCAGATGTTAGAAATTTAGCAATGCTTGCTTTGGGTAAAAAAGATACTGCCTATGCATTTACAGAGCAGTTCTTAACTGAGAGTCCAGAGATACAACTTACGATGATTCGTAACCTATACGCAGCGGTTATGATGAGAAGCGGAATGCTTGGTTCACCTAAGGGACAGACAATTGCAGATGAAATCCTTGCTGCAACCTTTAATGAAACTGGTATGTTCTCGACAGTAAAGTCCCAGATACCACTTGACTTAGTTGGAACATTACACCCAGCATTGGTTAGACGTGAAGGCGAAGATTTCTTTCAAGCATCTAAGGGAATTGTTCAACCATCACAGGTTGCTAGAAGTATTGCCCCGCTACCATATGATTTAATTTACCAAACAGCAGCAAGTTCAAGATTATCTGAAAAAATAAACTTTATTAACCTTGTTGGTGGTGCTACAAGAAATAAATTTACAAAATTCTATACAGATTTCTGGACAAACAATACTCTTTTCCCACGTCTTGGAATACGAAGCAGTATTGACGAAGCATTTTTTGGTTTCCTTACACAAAGTACCGCTGCATTGCGTTCATTTGTATTTGGTGGTCGTGCAGGTCGTTCAACACTTGAGGCTGCTACTGGGTCTAAAACAACTCAGGGTATGTACAAGCGTGGATTTTACAAGATATTTCCATCAAAAGACCCAACTCAGAAGTTAGATAATCAAGAACGTTTAAATATTTTAGAAGATACCCGTGTTAAGTTATCAAAACAATATGGGTATGAGGTTGCTCTTGCTGATGTAGCCCATCAAGCAATCAGAGAAGAAACTTTATTACGAGTTCAAGACCTATATGCTGGCAAAATGGGACCAGCAACTATGGATACTATAACTCGTTTAATGAAATATAGCCCAAATGTTTTAGACTCAATGGGTAATTCAGTTGCTGCTCGCAGCATGATGACTGGAAAGATTGACATTGAGTATGTAGATTCAGTTTTTGTTAGCAGTAATTTAACTAAAGCAATTCAAGAAGCAGGACTTGCTCTAGGTAAAAAATATCGTGCTATAGATATTAACAAAATGACAACAAAGCAAATTGCTCTTGCACATTTTGATAACTGGAATATCCGTTTTTCTTATAACAGCGAAAAAATTGCCAATGGTGCAGTAGTAAATCCAGTAAATGCTTTCTATAGATACAAGGCATTAAAAACTAATGATGATTTTATCAATGCACGCCACAGTATTCTTAAAGATGTGGGTGTTGAGAGAGTTCCAAAAGGTTTTAACGATGATTACATCGTTGCAAGTGGAACAAAGTTAAACGGATTCTTATCCTTGTTCAGCACAACTGTGTTATACCGCCAACGTGGTATTCCAGATGTGCAGATTGCCCGTATCCACGTAGAAAATATGCTAATGGATATGCGAAATACTTTCCATGGTGGTCCAACTAACTACAATGAAAAATTATTTGAAGCAGTTAAAGCGGCTAAATCAAGAATCGAAACAAATGCAGAAGGTATTTCAAAGGTAGTTAAAGACCCATGGAGCAAAGCCTCTGCCGAAATAGATTTTGCTAAATTTGAGGACTTAACTCAAGGATATCAACCAGGAACAAATCTACAAACACGTTTATATAATCTTGGTCCAGAAAAAGATATGAAGATATTTGAAGAAGAGGCTGGAATTAACCACCTTTATTCTAAATGGCAAAACTGGACAATGGATGTTATGGATGCAACTGTAACTGGTATCTATCGTCAGCCTATGTTGCTGCTATTTACAGAGAGAGCGCTTAAAGACTTAAAGCCATACGAAAAAGTATTTAAAGACCGCTATGTTAAAAATGCGATTGAAGAAAATCCACTACTTAGCAAGGGTATTGCTGAGGCCCGTGGAAAGGAACATGCCGAAAGACAAGTTACTAACCTAGCACTTACACGTGCCACTGAAGAACTGTTAGAGTATGTAGATAACCCATCGGTTAGAACTAATTTTGCTATCTCTATTCGTTCAGTAGGTAGATTCTATAGAGCAACTGAGGATTTCTACAGACGTGTATGGCGTTTATACACCAAGAAACCTTTGCAAAGTTTATATCGTCTTCGCCTACTACATACAGGTCTTGAAGCATCTGGAGATGTTTACGAAGATGAAAAGGGTGATAAGTTCATTGTCTTCCCAACTGATTCAATTATCAATGGTGCGGTTGAGCCAGTACTCAGAACCTTAACTGGTAATTCAACAATTAATATTCCATCATTTAACGAGTTTACTCTTAAGTTAAGATTACTTAACCCATCTTTCTCACCTGATGCAGGACAACCAGCCTTGGCTGGACCAATTGGTTCTGTTGGAGTTGTAATTTCTAGAGCGATTTTAAGAGAGTTGCCATTTGTTCCTGCTCCAATTAAGGAAAAGATACAACCTTCAACTACTCAATTTGCAGAAAAGTTTGACTCAATAGCACTTGGTCAATTTGGTGACAGAATGACATTGAGAAGCGCTTTAGTGCCAATGTTTGCTGACAGTATATTCAGCACTCTTACCCCTACTGAATGGGACAGGCAAAAAGGAACTGCAATGTTGCAGGCTATTGCTTATGCCCAAGCATTTGGTAATGGACTACCAACAAATGCAACAACTCAAGAAAAAGCAGATTATATTTCTAAGTTAAAAATTTCAACAAACAGCGTTATAGTTGCACGTAACATGCTTGGACAGATATCTCCAGGACAGCCAACATTAAAGGACTCTAAAGACTTACCAGGGTTCATGAAGAAAACTGGTATCACTACCTGGAAGTCATCTTTCTACGATGTATACAATGGCCTACTACGTAATGCTGAAAATGAAGATACAGATGTATTTGATTTAGCCATTGCTACATGGGTTGGACAAAACCCAGGCAAGGTAATATATCTAGTGCCACGCAATACCAAAGAATTTAAAGTTCTTATTAATACTACTGATGAAGTTAAAAATTGGTCAATTAAAAATAAGAAGTTTATTGATACTTATAAGGAAATAGGATATCTATTTGCACCTAAGGCTGGAGAATACAATCCAGATATATATGCTTGGATGCAATCTGAGGGACTAGTAGATATTCCAGAATTTGAAGACTATCTACAGAATGTTCAGGTAGCAGAGGATAAACAAAAGTACTTTGCTATTGAAGATAACCTTAATGAAGCATTGAAAAAGAAATCAGTGTATGGAGATAGACGTCAGTTAATTGATAAAGCAGCACAAGAACGTACCGCTCTTTTGATATCTAATCCTTATCTTGACGCTGAGATTAGCGGTAAAGGAACCAATAGAGGAAATCTAAAGGTTATGTTTAAGACTTTGTCAGATGCAATTGCAGACCCTAAATCTCCAATTGATAAACAAACAAGGTCATCAATGAACCTTGCTATTCGCAACGTAGCAGACTTCTTGAATCTAGCCGAAGACCCAGAACTATCTAAGCGTTTTGACTTTAGTGAAATGAAGTCAAATAGAAAACAACAAGTAGTTAAAATATTAACAGAACTTAGTAAGGTAAATCCAGAAGTAAAAGAAGCAAATAGAATTATATTTACTGGACTACTTAACTACTATTCAAGAGAATCAATTATAGCGGGAATTGAGGGTAGATAAATTGGCTGAAACATTAAATGTTTATGGTGCTCCTGGGTCATCTAATGCCCAGTTAATTAAGAACTACTTTGCTGAAGATACTGAGGGAAGATTAGAGATTGGTTATGACAGAAGTGGTACAAGACGTATCATTACTGTTGCTGGACAAGACAGTGCTGCTTATCAACGTTTCCTTTATGTAACTCCTGATGGTAAGAACTTTGCCATTGCTGATTATAATCAAATCATTCGTAATGTTAAAAAAGATGCTGGCGGTAATATAGAACAACTACGTAGTAGTTTGTATGCCAAAGGTTATTTAACAGAAAAAGAATATTCAACAAAATCAGATACTGGTCTTAGCGATGCTATCCTAGATGCTGCCAATGACCAAAGCAAGCAAATTGTAGAAAAACTTTTATTCGACCCTAATGCTTCTGGTGATTTAAATAACTTTAATAATTGGCTTAACTCTATGCCTAATTACGCTAGTGGTGGTGGACCTAGAGACCGTGCACAAGAGATAACTAAACTAGACGCTAATCAAATGATTGATGCGTTTACAATAGATATGCTTGGCCGTGAGGCTACACCTGCTGAAAAAAAATCATTCTTTGATACAGTAACTTTGGAAATGAAGAAGGCTGTTGTTAAACAAAAAACAGTTGGTGGCAAATTAGTTGAGTCTGGTTCTTTATTAAACGATGAAGACTACTCACGTATATTAGCCGAAACTATTAAGCCATCAGTTCGTGGTACTTCTTTAGAAGCCATTGCTTCTGGTACAGGTTCTATAGCCCAAAGCATTTCATCTTTAAAAAGTTATGCTGCTAGTTATGGTATTAAGTTAAGCACACAGGAAGCCCTTGATGATGTACTTGGTGGGCTTAAACCAGGTGGTAGTTTATCTACTGGTAAACTAGAGCAACAACAACAAAAGATTCGTAATCTTGCTAAGAGTTTCTATACAAATCTAGGTGATTCTATTGACAATGGAATCAGTATTAAAAATCTAGCAACTCAGTTTGCTAATACAAAGTCTCAAGTTTTAGAAGTACCATCAGAATCTTTAGATGCGTTTGATAAAGATATTCAAATAGCATTAAGAAACAATGGTAAGCCTGGAGTTATGTCTACTACAGAGTTTGAAAAATTACTTCGTAATAAACCAGAATGGGGCAAGACTAAGAATGCTAGAAATGAAGCAGCAGGATACGCTAACGATATTCTTAGAATGTTTGGATTGGTAGGATAATGGCTAAACCTAAAATGTCTGCAGAAGAAGCAGCGGTTCGTAAAGCACTTGCAGCGGTCCAGGCTGATACTGGATTAGCAAAGGCACAAGAAATAATAAAAACTGGCGTTGTTCCTGTAGCAACTGCTACTGCTAAACCTACTTATGAAGAATCAAGAAGTTTAGTTTCACAGATATCTGACCCAAAAACACGAGCAGCATTTGAAAAAGCCTATGCTGGTATAGATGTTCAAACACAAAAAGTTGCAAAACAATATGAGGACCTTGGTTATGTATATAATCCAAATACTGGACAAGCAACTCCTAAAGTAAATACTGATGTGGTTAATGCTAATTTAAATAAAGATGCTGGCATTAATAAAGATGCTGTAGTAGATAAAGATACTAGAGATGCTTTTGCATTACTTACTTCAACTTTTGCTTTATATGGATTAGATGAGTTGGCCCCAGTTATTGCTGAATTTATGAAACAAGGTTTAACCTCAAATGAAGCAATTATTGAATTGCGTAAAAACAAAACATATCAAACACGTTTTGCTGGAAACACAACAAGAACTGCTGCTGGTCTTAATGCATTAAGTGAGGGAGAATATTTAGCCCTTGAGGATAGTTATTCAGAAACACTTCGTGCATATGGGCAACAAACATTATTAGGTACAGATAAAAAAACACGACAAGCCGCAATGGCTAACATTATTGGTGGAGATATATCTGCTGTTGAATTTAAAGATAGAGTATCTACAGTAGTTACCCGTGTCGAGAATGCAGACCCATTAGTTAAGAGTACTCTACGTGACTTTTATAAGATTACAGATACGGAATTAGTAAGTTACTTTTTAAATCCAAAAGAAAATCTACCTAGATTACAAGAAAAGGTAACTGCAGCAGAGATTGGTAGCGCAGCAATTGCACAAGGTGGGCTTACAACTAGTATGACTAGTGCGGAATCCTTGGCTAAGTTTGGCGTAGACCTAGCAACAGCACGTAAGGGATACTCTACTATCTCAGATGTACTTCCTACTGCTACGAAGTTATCACAAATTTATAATGAAGATAAGATTAATTATAACCAACAGGTTGCAGAGGAAGAAGTGTTTAAAGGACTTGCCTCTGCCCAGCGCAAGCGTACGCAATTAGCAGAAAAAGAAATAGCATCTTTTAAGGGTTCATCTGGCGTAGGAGATGCTGGATTGTCAACTACATACTTGCGTAGAGGTTCCTCAGCAGGTCAGTTCTAAATAGATTCCCCACACGGATAGACCAGCCCCGTGGGGTGTATAAGTCTGGTAGCAAGAGCCAACCAATTTCCCCGAATTGACTTGTGGCTTGCGACTAATCAACGAATAGAAGGGTGGGTTGCTATGAGCAACAACTACTGGGATGAAGAAGAAGACGAAAACCAAGATAACGATGCAAATCTGCAAGGCGATGACTTAGTTAAAAGACTAAGAAAAGCCAAACGTGCAGATGAGAAACGTATCAAGGAACTGACTGAGCAACTTGAGGGATTGTCCAAGGTGCAGCGTGAGAGAGTCGTCAAGGAAGTCCTAGAAAAGAAGGGCGTTAATCTAAAGGCGCAACGCTTAATTATGAAAGACTTAGAAGACATTAGTGAAGAGTCAGTTAATTCTTGGCTTGACGAAAATGCTGATTTGTTTGGATTAAAAAGCGCAGAGTCTGCGAATCCTGAACAAGAACTTAATCGAGCAGCCTTAAGGCAGCAAGATGTTCTTACTCAGAATTCATTAACCCCTGAACGTACAGAGGACTTGGAAACAAAGATATCTAATGCACAATCTGCAGATGAAATTCTTGCCATCCTCCGTGCAAATCAATAATTAATCCATAGTAATTCTAATCACCTTGGAGGTGACAAATGCCTAATGCATACACAGGAGTAGGTTCGTCCACACTTGGAGGAACCGCTGGTGGTGCAGGTCTTGTCCAACAAGCATATGACCGCTTATTGGAGTTTGCTCTCCGTTCTGAACCACTAATTCGTTCAGTCGCAGATAAAACACCTGCCCGTCAATCAATTCCAGGCTCAACCGTAGTTCTACAGAAGTACGTTGACTTGGCACAAAAGACATCTACTCTGGCAGAAACAACTGACCCAGACGCAGTAGCACTGTCAACACCAACAACAGTTTCTATTACTCTTAACGAGTATGGTAACTCAGTGTTGGTAACACGTGCGTTGGAACTATTCAGCCTTGCTGATGTAGACCCAGCAATCGCAAACATTATTGC